GCCGTTAGACCGTGACAGCAGTGCATTCATTGCCATGCCCATCAAGTAGATTCGAGAGGTCATGGGCTTGGGAGGAACACTATGCCGCTTCTTTGCGGTAAACTGTTTGGCCTCTTCTTCGATCTTCATTTTCTCTAACCCGTTCAAGATTACGGAAGTAGGCTTTGTTGAATCCAAACTCCCAGTCTCGGTGCTTAGGGGTGTCTCTAGTGAAAGGGTTTGTCGTGATACCTTTGCCAAAATCTTTGTATCCTTGTTCGAAAGCGTTCATTGTCCTGCCTCGTAGATGGTGTAAAGGGATAGTAACACCAGTGCGGTGAAAAGTAGTGAGCCTGCCATTACTCACCCCAAGAGTTCATTTTGAAGTCTATTCAAATACCAACTGGCCTTGCTCAGATCTTCCGCAGCCTTACCCTTGTACCGCCAACGATGGGAGTACTTCTTGAAGTTGCCCTCAAGATACCCAAGGAATGCCTCTCTGGGCATGTTGTCCTTTAGGTAGTCGATACACTCAATGCTACCGAAGGCGTAGTGTGCGGGGCTATTCACCATGTCTGTCATAGCTTCTCTTCCTCGAATGCAATGATCCACTGCTTACAGATGTCACTGCGAACAATGTCATCTACTCCAAACTCAATGATGGGGACAGGCATCTTATACTTCTTTGCAAGATGAAGGATCTTGGAAAGACCAGACTGAGTGTTAATGTCAGACTGCCTCACATCACCATTGATAACAACTTTACAACCTTTGCCGATACGAGTCAAGAACATCTTGATTTCTGGGATGGTGGTGTTCTGTGCTTCATCAAGAATGACGAAGGCATCATGGAATGAACGACCACGCATAGTGGATAGGGGTGACATTATGATGTTTCCATTCTTAATGTCAGTCTCAAGTTTGTTCTTACCCAAGTGTTCTTCAAGGACATCAAGGACAGGTGCAGCCCAAGGAGCAAACTTCTCTTCAAGAGTTCCGGGGAAATAGCCAAGATCTTTACCGACAGAGACGTTAGGTCGGGTGAGGATGATCCTCTGGATCTGCTTAGTGGCATACATGTTGGCTGCATAGGTAGCCGCAATGTAGGTCTTACCCGTACCAGAGTAGCCACACACAATGACCTGATCAAAAGAGTTCAGAGCTTTGATGTAGTTAGCCTGATTGTCGTTAAGAGGGTCGAGGTTTGTGATCTTGGCAACTGCCTCTTCCTCAGCCTTCTTGTAACGTGATACTCGCTTACCCTTAGGTTTTTCAAGAACCGTCATCTTCAACTTCCACTTTTAGAACACCCTGCTTGCCCAGATCAATGAGCATACCAGCCACAACATCGCCAATCTCTTCAATGTCTTGGTAGTTCCTCCAACTCAGATAGCCAACGAGAAAGATTCCTGCCAAGAGAATGTAGTCTACTATCACTCTATTACTCCAGAGTAGTAAGCCTTTTAGCCTCTGTGCTTAGGAGGGCCTAGGGATTAGGTCTTAGTAGGATGCAGATGCAGAGCCTACGAGAAGTGTAGCAGTTTAGTCACCCTTTGTCAAATAGGTTTCCAATTAGGTCAAGTCCACGATTTCACAAGACCCAACGCAAGCAAACGTCTGTGTACCCTTGGAGGTATCCTCAGTCTCATACTGACTCAGCTTAGACCAGTCGATACGCTCAGGCATCAGGTCTTTAGCCAAGAGATACTCAGCCTCAGTGCAGTCCTGATACGGTGCCTGCTGGTAGGTGTGATCAGAGTGTGGCAAGAAGGACACACCAGACACTTCGTCGAAGTATTCATAGACCCAAGCACCAACTTCCATCCACTCATGGTCACGGACAGTGACAGTAATAGATGGCTTATGTTCACACCAGTGACGCTGATAGACCAACCATAGTCCCAGTTGTTCCAGTGCAGGCATGTCGTTACGGGTGATAGCACCAGAAGGAGATTTTATGGGAAAACTGAATACAGTAGTACTATCCGGCTTCATAACGTCAGGCTCTGCCGGGATACCTTGGTCTTTCATGAACTGCGTCAGAGGGTCTTTATTGTCGCCACGAACTGTACGAATATAATACTCGCTGTGACGAGCATGAATACCACTAGCAGAGTCAACAAGCTGGGAGACAGTGCCACTAGGTTTGACACAAGTGATAGCAGTAGAAGCAGGGATACCAAGACGTTCAGCCCACTCAGCATTAGTAGTGACAGCAACATTTTTCAGATACCTCAAAGTTTCAGCCAGATCTGTTTGCCACGCCCATCCAGACATCATAGCGTTGTCCATGATGCCAGTCAACGACACCCCAAGCAGACGCTCTTCCTCAGTGTTCTTCTGCCAAATCTTACGCAGATAGGGGAAGTGGGTGTAGGTAGACTGGATAGTGCCAAGGATCGTAGCGAGTTTTACTTTCCGTTCCAGATCTTCAAGTGTGTCCGTAGCTCTGACCACGACCTCTGTGAGGTTACAGAACTGATACGGACGAAGAATGATTTCACTACACGGATTAGTGCCGAAGTCATAGTTCGCATCGCGTCTCCCATTCTTTTCAGACTGCTTCTTGGAGGCGGGACGAGAGAAGATACCTCGCTCTCCGCTTTTGCTTTCGACGAGAGACAACCATTCTCGCATGAATGTCTCCATGTCTGGCTTCTCTGTATATGCCACAGAGTTGTTAGCAAGAGCGCGTTGTCCATTCTTTTCCCACCACTGTCCAGACTTAGCATGACGCATACGATCATCAGACAGATTAGACAGACTGATCATAGCGGAGCGGCGAACACCACCAACGACAACCACTTCACCAATCTTGCACATGATGTCATGGCATTCAATGGAGTTCAGCTTGCGACCCTTGGCACCCTTGAACTTCTCAATGGTGTACTGGAACAGATCCACCAGAGGTGCAGGACCAGAGGCTCTACCACCAAAGGTCTTGAGTTTGGCACCAGCAGGACGAACCTTGGATACATCCCACTTAGGAATCTCACCAGCATACAGCATGGCGATCAACTTACGCAGGGACTTAGCCCAACCTTCTTTGCTGTCGTGAACAACGATCACATCATCAGAGACGAACAGGTTGTCAGGAACCTCAGGCAGCTTGCTGATGTACTGTCGTTCAACGGAGAAGCCAACACCAGTGCCACACAGCAGGATGAACATGGCTTCATCGAAGGACTTGGGATCATCAACAGGCAGATACGAACAGTTATATCCAGCAGTGTTGTCACGTTCCAGCGCAGGACCAGCAGTCATCAAGGCCCGCATCGAAGGCATGATGTCGAGGCTGAGGATAGCCTCTTGGATATCAAGCGCAGTCACGGGGTCAGCCTTGCCATCAACAAGGTTCTTCATGTAGCGTTCAACAGTCTCAGGCCAAGCCTCACGCCGCTTCTCTCCCTCAAGCCATCGTGCGTAGCGGGAGGTGTGGATGAAGGCTTGGTAGTCAGTAGGTAGGTGGTTGTTCATGTTTTTCTTTCTATCAGTCAATAAGGATTGCTACTCGGTGTGACTGCACCATGATGCGGTTTGTTGAGAGGTCCACCTTAGCCATCATTGGGTTCTGGATGGACCACTCAGCAAGCACAACAGGCACACTCTTATCCTTGATGTTGTCCAGCTTGTCGATGAGTTCCTGCACAGTCATTCGTAGATGCTCACAATGAATGCTCCAAGAATAAGTGCCAGAATGAGACACACAGGGATGCCAATCCACAAGGGACTCAATACCCACCACCAAGACCAAGTAATCGAACCGACTAGTTTTAGTCCAATGAAGAGGGTTGTCAAGAGAGGAATGAAGTATTGCATCAGATGAGATCCTCCAGATCTACTTTAGGATGGTCAGGGTTCTTCAAGATTTTACCATCTGGTCTACGTTTCACAGTACCATCAGGTTGGACACAACGTCCCATGTTGTTTTCGTGGACTCTGGTGATGGCCTCATCCAGATCGTAGCCAGCAGCATTGGCATACCCATAGATGACATACACCAAGTCTGCCAGCTCCTTCAACTCTTCCGGCGTCTCAACACGTTCCTCCATCCACTCCTCAAACTCTTCCGTGATCAG